TTTGCTGGCGAATCAGGCGCTGGTAAAAGTTATATTTGCTCCGGCAATATTATTCGACATGCACAAGAACAAGGCATTTATGTTATCCTAGTTGATAGCGAAAACGCACTTGACGAAGCATGGTTACACGCATTGGGTGTAGATACAAGTGAAGATAAACTTCTAAAACTTAACATGGCCATGATTGATGATGTAGCAAAAACTATATCAGAATTCATGAAAGAATATAAAGTTATGGATGCCGCAGAGCGTCCAAAGGTTATGTTTGTAATTGATAGTTTAGGAATGTTATTGACACCTACTGATATTAATCAGTTTGAAGCCGGCGAGATGAAAGGTGATATGGGTCGTAAACCCAAAGCACTTACAAGTCTTGTTCGTAACTGTGTTAATATGTTTGGTAGTTATAATGTTGGATTGGTTTGTACCAATCACACATACGCTAGCCAAGATATGTTTGATCCAGATGATAAAATATCAGGTGGACAAGGCTTCATTTATGCAAGCAGTATAGTAGTTGCTATGAAGAAACTTAAACTCAAAACTGACGAGGATGGCAACAAGACCACAACAGTTAACGGTATTCGTAGTGCTTGCAAAATTATGAAAACACGTTATTCAAAGCCATTTGAAAGTGTACAAGTTGAAATTCCATATACAACTGGAATGAAACCAACTAGTGGTTTAGTTGACCTATTCGAAACTAAAGGTGTCTTGACAAAGTCTGGAAATAAGTTACAATATATAAGTAAGAAGACTGGCGAGATTACATCTGAATTTCGTAAAAATTGGACAGAAGATAAGCTAATGACAATCATGCTGGAATGGGATAATTCGATAATAACACCGGTTGAAATAACGGAGACTCTAGAGGAACAAGTATAATGGAAGAAGATCAAATCATTGAAGTTTGGGACATTTTTAAAGAATACATGTCTGATAAAAATAAAGAGATGGCAGCAAATCATTACGTTGATTTTTTGCTTGGTCGAGACGTAGAACAAAGCGTATTACAATCTGTTATGGGTTATGATTCATTTCTTGATGAAGCAATTAAACTTGTATTAGATGATACAGACGAGTCCACCAGCGACGATGAAGACGATTATTCATACGACGAAAATGAGGACTAACCATGACATGGTATGCTAAAGTCAGCAAAGATATAGCACACCTCCCAGACTGTTTAGATCATTTTTATACCGATCTCGAAGATGCCAGGAAAGAAGTCAAGATTCACGGTAGTGTGGAAAAGGCTTCTTCGTCCTTGCCGGGCATAGTTGAAAATAGATTTAATCAACTTCAGGAAATTGAAGCCATACTAGAATATCTTAATATTGAACTACGACGTGTTAAAACTAAAACTTTCAGAAAATATCTCGAACATTATAATCGTGATCTAAGTAGCAGGGACTGTGAAAAGTTTGTAGAAGGTGAAGCAGATGTTATTGATATGGAAAAAATCATTAACGAATTTGCTATGTTGAGAAATCAATGGCTGGGGATTATTAAAGGACTTGATATTAAAGGCTATCAGATTAACAATATAATTCGACTTAGAGTTGCTGGAATGGAAGATATATCAATTTAGTATGTACATAGAAGATTTAATTCAAACCTTGGCAAATTGTTCTATACGTATGAACATGTGGGACAAAAAAGTAGTCGTGAGTTTTTCAATACAAATTTTTGCTGGTACTGGATTTACCGAAAAACAAGCCACGTTGGCCTTAAAAATTTTACAGAAACACTCAACTGCGTTATCTCTGTATATGAAGACTGATATTATATCCCTAATTAAAGAACCACAATACAGATTACATATTAGAAAATCTACAGAAGTACGTGCTATTGATATTATTGATTATGAAAAATTTGGTAAATCTATAGAAGTTAAATTTCCGTATAATGAGAATCTTGTATCACAAATTAAAAAATTTAAATCTAAAGCAGGCGACACTTCAATAATGTGGGACACCAGTCGAACATCGTGGATTTTTCCATTAAATGAAAATACTATATGTTTTGTGTCGACGATGATACATGATGTAACATTTGATGTCTCTCAAGAATTTTTAATATATCACGAACAGGTAAAAAAAATTACAGGTAAGATAGAACAATATGCTCCGATGCTGTCTGTACATAATAAGGATTTAAAAATAATAAATCCTCCTGCGTATATGCCAAATCTTGACACAGATAACATAATTGAAGCGGTATTTAGAGCACGGCAACTTGGAGTTACATTATGGGATGACTCGGTTGAACAATATATATCAAGTGGCGAAGTTGTTCCGGCAGTTTGTGCGTTCTTAAAAAATCAATATACAACATCTTTCTTCACGTTAGAAAATAATGAGTCCGGTATTATCTGTTTAGAACATATTGTAAAATATCTAGGACCTTCTCTATTCATTATTCCCGGTGGAGATGAATTAAATAAAATCACGCAGGCATATACACTATTAAAGGGTATGAATATAGATGACAAAAATATAAGCGTTTTATTTAGATTATCTGCCGAAACCGGCAGTAATTTCAACAGTTTTGTTAAAAATCATAGCATAAATGGACCAATTAACGACCAGACTAAAATAGTATTCGTTAGTGGTAAACTGCCAAAAACAATAATTAAATCCGGAATAGTATTCAATAGTGTAGTTAATTTTGGATTTGATAGTGCTCACTATACACTTAAAGAATTTGTAAAAACTCATCCAAATTTAGTATATTTTGACGTTAATAGTTCCGCATCTAAAGGGTTACATGTCTAGCTGTAAAATAATTATCAAAGACGAAGTTAATATTAAGATTGAAAATTTGGATCTTGATACACGCAAGGCTCTGGTTAAAAAATTCAAATACGAAGATCCCACCGCTCGTTTTAGACCAGCCTATAAATTGGGTCGATGGGACGGTACCGTAAGTTTTTTCGGACTCGGGGGCACGACCTATCTAAGTCTCCTTCCCCAAGTACTGGAATACTTGGAAAGTAAAAACTTCTACATTGAACTTGATGATCAACGTGTTCCCATAGTACTAGGGTTTGATAAGATTTCTGAAGATTTCTGGGGAGATCGAACTTGGCCTAGTGGACATTTAAGAGCCGGGGAAAAAATTAGACTGCGTACTGATCAAGTTGATGTGGTTAATAAATTTTTAGAAAATCCACAATGTATTCAGGAAATTGCCACTGGGTTTGGTAAAACAATTACCACTGCAACATTGAGTAAAATTTGTGAAAAATATGGACGTACAATTACTATTGTTCCTAATAAAAGTTTAGTTGAACAAACCGAGGAAGACTTTGTTAACTGTGGGTTGGATGTGGGGGTTTATTATGGTGATAGAAAAAATCTAGATAAGACACATACAATTTGTACTTGGCAAAGTCTTAATATTTTAGAAAAAAATAGCAAAAATTGGGACGAAACGGCTTCGGCAAAATTAGAATTGTTGTTGGACAATGTTCAAACTGTTATGGTTGATGAAGTGCATATGGCGAGAGCCGAGGTCTTAAAAAATTTACTAACACGAAATTTATCCAAAGCGCCAATACGCTGGGGATTGACTGGAACTATCCCCAAAGCAGAACATGAATTTCAAAGTATCAAGGCTAGCTTGGGAGAAGTGGTTAATCGTGTATCTGCTCATGTATTGCAGGAATCCGGAGTACTAAGTAATTGCCATGTGAATATTCTACAAACAGCCGAATGGAAAGAATTTAAAACTTATGCGGAGGAATTAAAATATTTGGTTACTGACGAGTTGCGTTTAACATACATATGTAGTAAAATAAATGACATAGCAAAAACAGGAAATACTTTAGTATTGGTAGGACGAATTGAAACAGGCAAGGCCATGATTGATCAACTGCCAGACAGCGTGTTTGTTAGCGGTGAAGTAAAAACAAAAGATAGAAAAGCTGAATACGATGAGATTAAGACTATGGACAATAAGATTATTGTGGCGACTTATGGTGTGGCCGCTGTGGGTATTAATATTCCAAGGATTTTTAATCTGGTTCTTCTTGAACCCGGAAAGAGCTTTGTTCGCGTTATACAAAGTATTGGACGTGGTATTAGGAAAGCAGACGACAAGGATCATGTAGAGATTTGGGACTTAACAGCCGCAAGCAAATATGCCAAACGGCATTTAACAGAACGTAAAAAATTCTATAAGGATGCAAAATATCCGTTTACAATACAAAAGGTAAAATATTAAATGAAAATCTTGACTCTAAATAATGAAGTGTTTTATCTAAATAACCTCCCAGATGAAATAGATGAAGATTTACGATTTGCTGTTATGGATAACAGCGATAATAGTAATCCTGATCACTTTTTTATTCCGCTTATATTTTTAGAAAGCTTTACAGGACCAGCAGTTGTACTTAAAATTGGTCCGCATGAACTAACGATGCCGCTAGATTGGTGTACCATTGTTGGCGATCCTGAGGGACCAGACATGGAAGTACTTCCATTGACAAGTTTGAATGATAGAGGATTTAAAACATTTTGTTTTAACCCCCGTAGTAGTTTTAGACCAGAGTTTTTAGAAATTGACATTATTGATGTTTATCAAGATGTCAAGTGGTATTTTCCCAAGATGCGCCCGGGACAGTTACTTTGTACTCCGCTTGAGGACGGCCCCAAACCACGATGTGCTTATTTTGTTAAAGAAGTCAGTCGGCAAAGTGAAATAGTAGATTATACTAGGTGTTGGTAATATGGGATGGTATCCAAGTATGCCAGCAATAGATGATAATGTATACGAAAGAGATGGAGATACTGTATATGCCAGAAAGCATAGAGCAGATCCATCCACCAGAGTTGAAGTTAAGATTGATAGCGGTATTGGTATAACTGGCGACAGCAGACTATCTATAGATCAGATTCAGGAAGACAAGATGTGGGGAGAAATTAGACGTGCGGCAAAAACCAATCCCTTTTTACAAGCAGCCTTAGAACGTGTTAAAGTAGCTTACTATCTAAGTAAAGAATATGAAGAGTGTTACGGCAAAAAATAACGTAGCTCATGCATTCGTTGTTGGCGGTGGTACTAGTCATGAAGTAATGCAAATCGATACTAGTGGTAACATTGGAATTGGTACTTGTAGAATGGAACCAGAACCGCTAACTGAATGGTACAAAGCCGCAGTTAAACAAAAGAAGTTAACTCCGCATACAAAGGAAACAGATGGCGACTAAAAAAGCAAAACTTAAACAGAAAAAAGAAAATGTATTAGATATTGGCCGAGAACTCAGAGCTATTGATACCAAGGATTATGACTTTTATAAAAATTTAACAGACGAAGAACGCAAGGAATTTAAACCATATGTATTAATGCGGTTTATTAGTAATACACCAAGTAACGATACAGACATACAAGAGTGGTTTGTGGAAATGACCAACGAATTAGTCAACAAAAATTTCTTTGAACTAGCTTCAAAACATCCAGGATTAATGTGGAAATTATATGCCGCTGTCGGAGTAGGAGTTACATGTCGGCATCAATACTTGCCTTCCCTTAAACCCAAGTTTGATAAGTTTGAAAGCTTGTTGGGAGAATTATATCCTGCTAGAAAGATAGAAGACATTAAGTTAATGGCCAAATTAATGAACGAAGATGATCGTGAAGCTTTATTTGATGATATGGGGCTTGATAAAAAACAACGGAAGGAATATCGATGAAATCCGAAATGTGGACTGTTAGAATTTCTACAAATGGTAAAGTTTTTTTAGAATCAGACGATTTTACTAACGATATAAGATTGTATATCAACGGCAATTTTCAATCAAAAGATGCTGAAACATTATACGCCAGTAATTTAGCCAGAAAACTAAACGGAACATCAAATGATAGCGTTGATAAATCAGCCTAATAAATGTGTTCATTGTGGTAAGAGCTTTGTACAACAAAAAACTCTTGTGGCACATATGTGTGAAAAGAAACGCAGGATACTACAAAGAACTGAAAAAAGAGTGCAAGCAGGCTTTATGGCCTTTAATCGATTTTGGACTATAGCTCAAGGGGGTAACCCAAAAAGTTATGAAGATTTCTGCGACACAAGTTATTACAATGCGTTTGTCAAGTTTGGTAGCTTTGTCAATAATACTAATGCTCTTTACCCCGATAAGTTTGTGGATTATGTCATAAAAAGTGGAATTAAATTGGACCACTGGTGTAGGGATGAATTATATTACAAATATCTTTATGAAATTATAAAAACAGAGCCAGTAGAAGCCGCAGTACAAAGAACATTGACCACTATGATGGAGTGGGGTGATGAGCATACCGCAAATTTTGCACATTATTTTTATTACGTTAGTTTAAATAGAGCTGTACACGATATAGTGAATGGTAAAATTAGTTGTTGGGTAATTTTAAATACCACAACGGGAAAAGAAATGGTTCAAAAAATGAGTGACGAGCAGTTAGATATGATTTCAACAGCATTTGATGTTCCGTATTGGATAAGACACTTTAAAGAAGTGCCAGCAGATGTTGCGCTGGTAAAAGAAATATGCCAAGAGGCTGGAATACAATGACTGACAATGAAAAAGAAATTCTAGAAAAATTTGCAGCAAGGCATCATGTATCTATTTTAGATAGTAACAAACGAATAAGCAGGCTTCGCCGTATGATGCCCCGATATTTTACCGATGGTGTAGACTACAACTATGTAGATCAATATGTAGTACAACACGACACTGAAACTTTATATACTGTTACTATTCCAGAAAGTGAATTAAATCGTATTGCTGAACTTGAACAACGTATGTTTAATCGCATGATCAAAGATGGTAGTTATAATCTTTTTGAAATAATGATAGGTCAGAAAGAACGCGAAAAATATCTTGTTGAAAAATATCCTGCCATTAAAAAAGCATACGAACAATACAGCATGTTATTAAAGTTAGCAGAAAGCGGAGAATTAGATGCCTGATATCGATATAGATTTTTTAAATAGAAATCAAGTGCTTGATATAATTAAACACGTACCAGCAACTCTAGAGGATGGCAAAAAGCATAATACCGGAGTATATTGTCATAAAATTCCAATTAACCCGTTAACGGGTTTTGCTAGTATACCCTATAAAGAAGCTGAAGAACGCGGCTATTTCAAAATTGATTTTTTAAATGTCAGTGCTTATAATGGTGTTAAAAACGAAGAACACCTAATAGAATTACTCAATACTGACCCACTCTGGGACTTGCTGGGTGAAAAAGAAGTATGTGATCAGTTATTCCATATTAATGGATATCACGATTTATTAAAAAAATTAAAACCAATAAGCATTACTGAACTAGCCATGGTGTTGGCTTTACTACGCCCTGGTAAAAAATATCTTATCCCAACATGCGAAAAACAAGGATTCCAGGCGATTGAAAACGAAATATGGACCAAACCCATTGACGGCAGTTATGTATTTAAACATGCTCATGCCATTAGTTACGCCGCAGTGATCGTAATCCAACTCAATTTAATTTGTCAACGACTCAGTTACGAATATTCCTAACTAACTGTATTGATTTACGTTTTATACGTTTTTCGGCAATCTCTCTTAGATTAATACTAGGACCAAATACAAGTTCAACATCCTTGCTGTTAAAAGTTTTGATGGTATACCTGAATATATTCATTTGCTGTTTTAGGAAAATGTTTATGGGGAGTCTACGGTTACTTTCCCACCACCATGTTTCCCCCATTTCTAAAAATTTCTCGCGTTCGTTGTTGTCTTTGATAATTGAAATATCATAGATGCTTGCTATGAATTCATCAAAATTTATGATGATTCCGATATATTCTATATTATTTGATTTGATACAGGATACGAAGGGGTAGTTTTCTTGAAAAGTTTTAGGGGGTACCATTATTAATAAATACTTTTATGCAAATTTTGCCAATCTATTTATATCCAAACGTACTCGAGGTCATACTAGATTTGGATCCAACAACACTAGGGGTTAACCAAGTTATGTACCAACGCGAACTAACAATACAAAAAGGTATCAAAAATAAAGTAAGAATTCAAGTTAAGAATAGCGATCAAAAACCAATATCTATTACTTCTAGTTCTATATTTATGTTCACAATGGTTGACGCTACTACACAACGCCAATTATTAGAAAAACAACTTAATATTTTAGATGATACAATATATGTCAACACTGTAGTGGACCAACCTATTACATGTAACACATTAACTTTTGCAACTGTAGAAGGTATATCAATAGGACAGAGTGTGATTGGCTTTGGTATACAACCGAACACAGTGGTTACAGGAATATCATCTGGTATCGTTACCTTAAACAATACAACAATTTATCCGGTATCGTCATTGACTAATTTGACATTTGTAACGCAATCATTACGAGGATTAGGCGAATTGACTTTTATCGAAAGCGACACACTGGATTTAGATGTATCAAGTTACCAGTACGCTGTAACATATATGGATGTGTCTGACGGCACTTTCCTTCCTACCTACTCTAGTACATATTATAATGTTGCTGGCATTTTAAACATATCGCAAGATGTATATCCGGTTCTTCAACCCAGCCAGGAAATTGCAGCTTTTCTGATGAATTATAATAACCAAACTCAATTATTTGAATGGAAAAGCGGAAACATTTATGCTTACCCAGAATATAACTCAAACTCTGCGTTGCAAACAGTTGCTATGTACATGACCAATTTTAAAGGTCAGGTACTTATTCAAGGTACACTGAGTAATCAACCCGACAACTATAACAAATATTTTAACATTACTAGCTTGGTGTATGATGGGTTTGATGGTATTGATTATTATAACTTTAATGGTATCTACTCATATATTCGAATTGTTTATATTCCTGCCAAAGATTCACTCGGAATGGACAACACCGATACCGCTTACTCCGGAACATTTGACAAAGTACTCTATAGAAGTTAAACTTAATAGATGAATGACATACAGTCGACACTATTAACATTATTACCCCCAAAAAGAAAAGCTACACCCAGTGGCTGGGTATCTTTCAATGCTGTGTGTTGTCATAATAACGCAAATACAAAAGACACACGCAACCGTGGTGGAATATTAACTGGTGCCGATGGGGGATTCCAATACCACTGTTTTAACTGCAATTTCAAAGCAGGCTGGACTCCTGGTAAATTGTTAAGTAATAATACCAAAAAATTATTCACGTGGATGGGGTTATCTTCTACTGATCTAGGCAAGTTAAATTTAATGGCTCTCAAGATCAAAGACGACGAACCTGTTCTTAAAAAGGCATTAAATCTTGTTCTAGAAGAAAGATCGTTACCAGAAGGTACAATGCCTATAATGAAATGGATCAACACTGAATATCTAACAGAAGTAGCAGAAGATATCGGTCCTGTGATAGATTACATATTAAATAGGGGAATGGAGCTTGACTGGTATAATTGGATGTGGAGTTCGGCACCGGGATACAAAGATAGAGTTATCATTCCGTTTTATCAAGATGGCAAAATTGTTGGATGTACTGGCCGCAAAATTACAGACGGTAAGCCAAAGTATCTAACTGATACACAACCTGGTTATGTGTTTAACTTAGATAGACAAACTTACGATAGACAATATGTTATTGTAGTTGAAGGACAATTTGATGCAATTGCCGTAGACGGGTGCGCTATTATGCATAACGATCCAAATGACACACAAATTACCAGACTTAATAATTTAGGTCGAGAAGTCGTTGTTGTACCAGATCGAGATCGTGCTGGTGCTAAACTATTAAAGGCCGCAATTAAAAATGGATGGAGCGCCAGTTCGCCACCATGGGAACATGATATCAAGGACGTAGCAGATGCAGTTAACCGATATGGTAGATTATATACGTTGACTACTATTTTAAAATATAGAGTCAGCGGAGAGATAAATTTACATCTACTTAAAAAGAAATTAGAGAATGTCAAACAAGAATAACAAACAACAACCAAAACCAAACTACGATTATAGCATGCAGAGGCTTTACTTGGAAATGTTTCTGAGCGATGCCGAAACTTTTATTAGATGTCAAAATATTTTTGATCATGAAAATTTTGATCAGAGATTACAGTCTTCGGCTGAATTTATTACCCGGTATGTTGATGAATATAAAGTCATGCCCGAGGTTAGTATAGTTAATGCCAGTACCAGGAGTGACTTTAGCGCAATAACGCTGGAACGAGAAAACTATGATTGGTTAATGGACGAGTTTGAAAATTTTAGTAGGCATAAAGGGCTAGAACGAGCAATCATTGCTTCTAGTGATTTACTTGACGCAGGCGAGTACGGACCTGTGGAAAAACTAATTAAAGATGCTATTCAAATTAGTCTTAGTAGAGATATGGGAACAAATTACTTTTCTGATCCTAGAGCTCGATTAAACGCACTCAAAGATAATAACGGACAGGTCAGTACAGGATGGCCCAGCATAGATAGAAAATTGTATGGCGGATTCAACCGAGGAGAATTGAATATTTTCTGTGCCGGATCCGGTGGTGGTAAAAGTTTGTTTTTGGCAAATCTTGGAGTTAACTGGGCGTTGGCGGGTCTCAATGTAATATATTTGACTTTTGAGTTGAGCGAGGGGCTGGTCAGTATGCGTCTAGATAGCATGACAACTGGTGTTACCACTCGTGATATTTTTAGAAATATCGACGATGTAGAACTCAAAGTTAAAATGATGGAAAAACGTAGCGGACACCTACAAATTAAGTACATGCCCAGCGGAAAAAATTGTAACGATATTCGTGCTTATTTGAAAGAATATCAAGTAAAAACAGGTGTAAAACCTGACGTTTTATTGATAGATTACTTGGATTTAATGATGCCTTTGTCAGTCAAGGTAAGTGCTAGTGATTTGTTTGTCAAGGACAAATATGTGAGTGAAGAGATTAGAAATCTAGCAATGGAAACACAATGCATCACGGTTACAGCCAGTCAATTAAATCGCAGTGCAGTAGAAGAAATTGAATTTGATCACAGTCATATCAGTGGTGGATTAAGCAAGATCATGACAGCAGATAATGTGATTGGTATTTTTACAAGCCGTCACATGAAAGAAAACGGCAAGTATCAAATACAATTTATGAAAACACGTTCCAGTGGCGGGGTGGGACAAAAAGTTGATTTAGATTTCAATGTGGATACTTTGCGTATTACTGACACCAATGATGAATCAATAGCACCCAGCGAAGGCAGTTTTAACCAACAACAGAAAAATAATGTTATAGATAAACTGAAACGGTCAAGTGTGGTTAGTGGTTTAAGTACCATGCCTGAAAGAACTGATCCCAAAGAAGGATTTGATTTTAGCAAGTTAACCAACCGATCTAACACTAACGACAAGATCAAGGCTCCGGCAATACGGAGTATGCTCAACAGTTTAAATCCCGAAAAGGATTAAAGTATTTTAACTGCGACTTTTTGATGTTTGCTCACGTAACCTATATATTGGTAGGTCACGTTGTAGTTGGCGCAGAATTCTTTCCAGGCACGGAATTCATCTAATTGCCATCCAGGATAATTTATATATTCATCGAACACAATTACAGTCCCTGATACAATTTGTGTCTTTAAATTTTCCAACACGTACTTGGCACTAGAGTATAAATCACTATCTACATGTAGTAATGCAATGGGAGCGGTATGAGTTTTTAAAAATTCCGGCAATGTACAATCAAACCATCCCACATGCAATTTGCAATTTTTTCTAACACCAGGGAGAACTTCTCTAGAAAAGAATCCTTTTTGCATTCTACTGGTCCAGTCTTCGGGTAGCCCCTTGAACCCATCAAACCCGTGTATCTGCCGTGGACTGATTAATCTGCCAAAGTGATTCAAGGTACGTCCTGTGGCGACTCCGAATTCTAAAAATAAACCTGTAGAGGCCAGCACGGGATCGAGTTGTGTAATGACCCATTCGTGTAAATCATAATCTGTGGGAAAATTATTAATGGCTCGCATGTTTTCAACAATGTATCGAGCACTTTCTTCGCTGGCCAATCTTACAGCGGTAAAATCAGTATCTATAACATCTGTGTATAGACCCAACAATTTTTTTTGTTTACCAGTTGGTTGTGGATATCTAATCCATTCTTCAACGCGATCTTTTATTCTATATAAAAATTTATTCATAATCAATTATTACTTCCGTAGTATATACATGTGTTTGTAATTTTAACACAGTTACACAGTGGAGTCAACAACTAGAATATTATTATTATTAAAACCAAAGACTGGCTTGATGGTGCGCACTGGCTTCTATGGCACGTTTCCATTGAGCATGTCCAGATAAATCACTCAGCACTAGATCGCACGTGGCTGGGACAATTTCCCAAGACATACCTCTTGAGATTTTTGTAATTTTGTCAGTGGCGTCATTGAATGACGAGGGCCTGGTGGTTAGCTTGTGTGACAGTTCGCGGCCGCTCCAGCTCCAGAATCCCGCACATGCTCTAAACTTGCTAGGCCCTTCGCCAGCGCTCAAGGCAGACAAAACTGATATATCATTTGTTATGGATAGATCGTCACTGATGGGAACTGTTGATCTACCGGCCCAATCTGTTGTGTGTATCACATGTACTCTATCATGTCCCGAGCTACCTCCGATCCATAAAGGATCATGACCTGGCATGGGTATGCCAATGCGTTCACTTATTCCTTGTATGGACTGATTGGGTATTATTTCATTTATTTGAATACCTATTGCAATGTCCGGGGTATGGCTCACTACCAAGATCAGTCCGTGCTCTAATTCTTGTGTGCGATTCATGGGACTGGAACATAATAAATATCCAAAATATGTGTTGTTGTGGTTGGTGATGTTGTTTGCTATCATTGTCATATAAAATATTTACCGATAAATAACATACCATATGACAATATCTTCAATCGAACCCACAATCAACCCCGTGCTGAATCCCAAAATATGGGAAGGGGGCAATCGCATGAACAGTGCTGTTCGCGGTGCCTTGATGCGTATTGCCCAGGACTTCAAAAAATTTGTCGATATAGATTTTCCCGTAGAAGATTTGATAGTTACCGGTAGCAACGCCAACTACAACTACAACACCCACAGCGATATAGATTTGCACTTGATAACTGATTTTGAGCAACTGGATTGTGATCGTACCGCACAAGAACTGTTTGATACCAAGCGACTGCTGTACAAAAAAGAATACCGTGTTGTTATACACGGTATACCGGTGGAACTGTATGTAGAGGATAAAAATCACCCGGGCATCAGTGGTGGCAGTTACAGTGTTTTATCGGGCAAGTGGTTGTCTACGCCCAATCCTGATATTGAGCAGCCGAATCGCACACAGCTGAATCACATGATTGCAGTATGGCACACCATACTCACGCACGCCATGCAAACTGGATCTTTGAATGTGTGCCGACACGCAGTTGAGTTGTTGAGAAAATATCGCAAAATGGGTCTACAGGCCACAGCCCAAGCTGAATTCAGCATACCCAATTTGGTTTATAAATCATTACGCAATGACAAAACTCTTGAAAACATCACCAACATGATTGATCGGTTGCATGATCAATCACTGAGTCTTCCCGACTGACCAATATCGATATTGCAGTTTTGTGTTATCTTTTTTTGTTGTTGCGGGTGTTGTCGTGGTTGTTAACAATGGTCAACAATTTTAAAAATTCAAACAATCGAATCCAGATCCAACCAACATCCAGTTCAAACCATCTACGACTCAATCTTGCCGATCCAGGATCGAGATGATGATTGTTGTGAAGCTCCTCACCACCCACCACAATACCCCAGCAACAAATATTGCGACTATTATCTCTTGTAGTTCCATTTCGATACCCCCATTTCCAGTGTGCTAGGCCATTGATGACTCCCGCGGCCCATAGGGGAATCCATATCATTTGTACTCCCCATACTATAAATCCCACGGGACCAAACAATGCTAGATCAATCAACAACATCAAGCTCACGCCCAAAAAGTTGTAGCGTGAATATATGTGTCGTTCGATCCAATCATCTGGAGTACCCGCTCCATACTGGGCAACCATTTCTTTATCTTTGCTGGCACGGTGATATAATACAGCGCCTTTAAACAGCACCTGCCAGATGCCATACACGTGCGGGGTATGCGGATCACCCGCTTGATCACTGTATCTATGGTGTTTGCGATGTATGGCCACCCATTGTCGAGTCACCATGCCTGTGGTGAGCCACAACCAAAAGCGCATGAAATGACTCAGTAAGGGATGAAAAGTCAGGCTGCGATGAGCCTGGCCGCGATGTAGAAAAACTGTAACGCACACAATGGTGATGTGGGTCATGACCAGCGCGGCCAGTACAGGCGAGTTGTTGATGATGGTGGTGATGTCAAAAAAGTTCATGTGTGCTCAAAAGCAGTTGCCTCGTGTGGTGTGTAGTTGATAAAAATATTATGTGTGTATTTATACCCCGGTGCCACAACGACGATGGTGTGTGTGACCGACAGGATCGGCACAACACCACCACCACCCAGCCCCGCCATCACTCCGCCCTACCACGCAACAGCGCGGAGCGCAAAATTTGCGCGAATTTTTTATCCACACACCATATCACCGCGCGCCTGTGCCACAACACATATGGCTTTTTTTTATATTATGCGCCAAAACGCAACAGAAACAAAGTGACACTGCGTTGATGCAGAAAAGACACGCCGCACCAGTTGTGATATGGTGGCTGCAGATGCCACATGTCCCAGGTCCAGTCCACATAGTGAGCGCCCACATGTGTGTGCAACCATGTCTCGACTGTGATGATGGGTGTGGTGTTGTTATTGGGATCATCATCACTATCGCCGTCGTCGTTGTTGTTGTGGGCGCCCACAACGGTGGACGGCCAGGGTGCCCGAGCATGGTAGGGCAACCGGGGAAATCGATCCCACAACATGCGATGAACAGACGATGATGATGATGATGATGAAGGCATATGCACTATTTAAAAAAATTTGTAAAAAATTTTTCACCACCGAGATTTTAGATCTTGTGAAAGTTTTTTATTAGACCAACACAGAATAAATAAGTACACACAAGTGATATCGTGATCAATAATAACAACAACAACCGCCGCACTACTACTACTACTACAACAAACGACGACAACTGTGACAATGGATAACCCCAACCCACTAACACCACCAACAACAACCGGCAGCACAAGATCATGATGACTGGACAACGCTTGGCTGTGATCATGATTGATCATGTGGCACGGCTGCATCCCACAGCCAACCGCAATCAACAACTGATGATGACTGTGGGACTACTGTGTCAGGTGATAGCGGAATCGGGCCGGATAGACGACTATACCCTACAAGAACTGATGAAACTGCTGGACTATAATGAGCAATAACAATAACAACAACAATAATAATACCACAACAACAAAATGAAACTGAATGAACTGTTTCGTGATCGTGAATCACGCCCGCCAGCAACGCGCAATCCCGAACCGCAAGTGACATGGGATGTGGGACCGGACATGATCGCGGCCCGCACACGGGATCGACAGGGTAGAGAACTGGATGTGAAGTTTGTGTGGAGCAATGAAAACACTGTGGACATAGACTTTGAACGAGCTGGCAGTGTGTCAACCACGGGCGAGGGCGATGAAATATGGATATTCACAACTGTGATCAACATGGTGCGTGAGTTCATGAACCGGTATGGTGCCCGCGTAGATACTGTGTACTTTACAGGAGCAACTGATCGTAAAGCACTGTACAGTAGAATAATACAGCGTGTGGCACAAGAATTGGGGTTTGAGCGAGTTAATCGTGACACTAGTGGTGTGTTCAAACTGAAACGACGGCACAGGATCGGTAACAACAACAACAACAATGATGATGGTGACGACTGTGGTGGTGGTGGTGTAGAGAATCTCTGCATGCAGTAAAAAATTGGTGCGCAGTATAAAAAACACCTGGAGATCTAGATCTAGGGAGCTGCAATCTAAGTCGAAGTTTTTAGCATTCGTTTATATAGTTTAAAAAATGTTGTATATTTACAACACCAGACCACCTCACCGTCTGTTGTGATCAAGCCACAGTGGCATAAAAGCAACAGTGTTATCTGTTGTGATCAAGCCACACAGTGGCATAAAAGCAACACCCCGTGTGTTGTGATCAAGCAACACACGGGGTGTGTACCAGTTTATACTGTGTGCAGTATAACCGCAGTTTGTGTCAGTTTGACACGTGCGCCAAACTCTCGTGCTATAACTAGCAAACGATTGCTGACGTGGGTGGTTTTACTTACAGTTGCACTAAGTGTTGTGGCACGTGCGTTAATGTACACTCGTTTGTCGGGGTATTGTGCCTGCAACGCTTGTGCCAACCGGCGCACCTGTGCGTGTTGCTTTGCGGTGTAACGGCTGTGGAATTGGACGTTCTGCTCGTGTGCGTCCTGTACACTGAGGAATTTGCTGTGTCGTACCGCGGTGTTGCCGGTAGTTTTAACTAAATGTAACATGCTATCTCTCCTTTTTGTTTATGTGTGTATTATACGGGAAAATAGCGTACTATGCAAGTACGCTAAAAGTATTAGTTTACAAATTGTATGTTAGATGTGCGGGCTACTCGTTGTGCAACTGCAAGCGCATTAGCAAGATCTGTTTTTAAATGACTTTTAAGTAAGTCCCCGCTAACATACGCACATTTTGCTTGTACAGGGAAAGCATATACAGTTACTTGTTCCCCATGCTTGTTTAGTTTAGTTGTTTTGTGCACGTTAAAAGCGACTACTAATTTCACAGTTTTTAGTTTGTTGTTACTAACTAATTTTGCTTTTGCTACTGTGTTAAATGT